CAAGGACAATCCCTTAATATTGTTGTACCTCCTGGTGTAAAACCCAAAGAGGTTAATCAACTTATGATTTTTGCTTGGGAGCAAGGAATTAAATCTTTATACTATCAAAGAGGCGCAAACCCAGCCCAAGAGCTTTCTAGATCAATAAACCAATGTTCTTCTTGCGAAGGTTAAGGTTTCATTATTTTAAAATTTTAGTGTAATGAATTAATATGGAACTAGATTTCTCCGAACAAATTAAAGATTTAGTAAAGAACTCTAAAAGGAATTCTTGTGTATCTTTTTCGGAATGTATTTCTTCTGTTTTAGAGGCGAAAACTAAAGAACACAACGAAGAAAACGAGAGTAAAATTACCTCGGACCAACTTAAAAAAGTTTATCGTCGTGGCTCTGCGGTTTATTCCCACGCTCATCTAATCAATAAGACAAGAGGACAGCTTGCATTAGCCAGAGTAAATAACTTTTTAAAGCTAGTTAAAGGCAGAGAGGTTAGTGAGTCTTATAGACTCGCAGATAAAGATATAGTTGATGGTGAAGAAACCTATTATGTAGAAAGCGCGGCCAAAGCTTTTGTCGCTTTCACTGATCTAGAGTTAGATCTGGCTTGTATAGAGCTTATTAAAGCTGGCATAGAAAAATGGGACCAAAACTTTGATTGTTTTGATTTAGAATATACCGAAGAAGAAAATAAAACGATAGGTAAACCTTTTAAAATGTTGTTGGGATCTTCTGAACAGTTTGGAGTTTTTGTTAAAAATCCAGAAAATGGTAAAACCTTACTGGTAAATTTTGAATCTGGGCCATCTATGGTTGAGGAAAGTACCGCTGACATCACATCTCCTGATTATTGGAGAGCTAAGTTCTGGACCAAAAAACCAATTAGCGAATCAATTTCATCAGACGCAGTAGAGTGGGACGACAATGAAGTTGTTACTCAATGGTATTGGGACGAAAGCTCATTTACTGAATACGATGAGATCTTCAAAATTGATCCAGATGTTTCTAAATTAATATACCCTGACGAAAAAGTTGAATAATTCTACGTGTTGTATATAATATAACATGTCTACTGTAATACTTGGGGCTTATTTTTCTAAAAAAAGACATTCAAACGAGGCTAACGACCATCATGTTATAGGAAGGTTGCCTAATGGCCACGTTTTAAATGATGATTTTTCTTATATCGAAAAATGGTATAACTCAATACATAAAAACAACCTAAACGCTGTTCTTTTTCACGACAACCTCTCTGAAGACAAGGTAAAAAAGTACCAAACAGACAAGATAAAATTTATACGCACAGAGGTAAATCATCACAACAATCAGGACTATAGATTTTTTTGTTTTAAAGACTTCTTGGAGAAGAATCATTTTGACTGTGTTTTCCACACAGATGTATCTGACGTTGTAGTTGTTAAAAATCCAGAACAGCTACTAAAAAACTTCCCAGAACACTCTTATTTTTTTTGTAAGGACAGCATAAAACTATGCCAATTCCCATATTTGCAATGGCATAAAGCATTTTCTTTTCAAGACTTGATAAAATTTTCTCTGAATCAAAACAGGTGGGATTTAATAAATGTGGGTGTAGGCGGCGGAAGTTTCGAATCCATGAAAAAATTTTACAACGAGTATTGTAAGATAAGAGAACCACTCGGAAACTTTGACATTAATTTTGATATGTGGATTCCTCAATATCTATTACGCTCTCACTTTGATGATAAATTTATTTTAGGAGAACCAGTTTGCAGTGAGTTTAAGAGTTATCAAGAAGATAGGAACGACGTATATTTTATCCATAAATAAAAATGAAAGATTTTAAAGACAAACATAAAGGCAAGACATTTGTAATTTTTGGTTCTGGGCCAACACTATTAGAGTGGGACGATTCTTTTTGTAAAGATGCCATTAAGGTCGGTTGCAATACAGTGTTTATGCACAAGCCAGATCTTGATTATTATCTCATACAAGATTCTGGATTAGTTACTGGGAGTGAGAATGGTTATTGCCGATTTAAGAAAAAGTACGATGAATACAAACCATCAATAGCAAAACTTTATGGTGTATCCTGTTTTAGTAATGGGAAGCTTCACGGACATTCTCTTACACCAAGAGATGTGATAGACGGTGGTGCCATAAAATATTTACTTGGTGAAGATTTTACAGAATTTTATTCTGTTATTTTTTCTTGTTTGCAGTTTGCTCGGCTTTGCGGCGCTGGCAAGATCATAATGGTTGGTTGCGATGTTACAAACAACATAAGAGCTGGAGAAGAAAACGAACACAACGGATACAAAATAACCAACCTAATATATAGATGGGGTAGATTTAAGGAGTCTTTTCCAGATTTAGACATAGAGGTTTTTAAACCCATTGGCCTTAAACACCTTTTTAAAGAATTTATTCCATGAAATTAAAAATACTAACAGTACTAAAAAGCGGTGGAGACTTCTATCCAGAACACGTTTATAAGATTAAAGAAATGTGTGAAGAACACATTAAAGATATTGATTTTTCATTTTATTGCTTTACGGATTTAGATTTGGACTGTAACACCATAAAACTTGATCACAACTGGCCTGGTTGGTGGTCTAAAATTGAGGTTTTTAGACAAGAGGGTCCTTGTTTGTTTTTTGATTTAGACAATATAATTTGCGGAGATATCTCAGATATAGTAAAAGATCTTGAGGGTGTTGGTTTTGCTATGCTTGATATTCACTGGCGGGATATATTTAGTTCTTCAATTATGTATTGGGATGGTAATGCTAAATATATTTATGAAAAATTTAAAAAAGACCCACATAGTTACATCAATTCTGCTTGGGGTAAAAAAGAAGGTGATCAAGGCTTTATTTTGAAAGAATCTAAACCTAAAGGTATACAAAGCCACACAAAAAGCGAGGAGAGGTTGGTTTCGTTCAAAATTGATTTAAACTTTGGGCAAAAATTTAAACCAGACACGCACAGTATTGTACATTTTCATGGCCCACCAAGACCTTGGCAACAAGGCACAATTAAGTATTAAAATGAACGAATCATTAAAGAACAGATTTAAAAAAGTTTTTACAACAAATCTTTGGGGAAGCAGGGAAAGCAGAAGCGGCAAGGGCAGCGAATTAAGACAAACAGAATTAATTATAAAACAAATTCCTGAAATAATCAAAAAATACAAAATATGCTCTATTTTAGACGCTCCGTGTGGCGATTACAATTACATGAAGGAAATAAAATTGCAATGCAAATACATAGGCATAGATATTGTGTCTGAGTTAATTGAATCCAATTCATTAAAATACAATAGTGTTGACTTTAGGTGTTTGGATATAACTTCTGATGATTTACCAAGGTGCGATTTAGTTTTAGTAAGGGATCTATTTAGTCATTTATCTAATGATCATATAAAATGTTCGATACAAAATATAAAAAAATCTGGAGCCAAATTCTTATTGGTCACTTCATATACAGACCACAAAAAAAATTTAGATCTTGGTTCTGGTCCCGACAAACAATGGAGAAGAATAAACCTTGAAAAGGAACCATTTAACCTTAATGTAGAAGCTAAATACAGTGATGGAGGATGCCCAATAAATAAAGACAAAAGCTTATTGCTAATTAATATATGATATCAAATAAAGAAAAATTTATTTTTATTCATACACCAAAATGCGGAGGCGGCAGCATTAGGCAGATTTTAAACCAAAATTTTGGGCGTAAAGATGAGTATCCATATAAAGATTCCATAACTCACCATTGGTCAATAAGCCAATTTATAGAAAAAGACAAAAAATTACTTTCATATTATAAAGTTGGCGTAATTAGAAACCCTTGGGACAGAGCTGTTTCTTGGTTTTATCATTGTAAAGCTAGGCATAATGTTAAAGTAGCGTTTAAAGACTTTGTATTAAATGAAGATCTCTTTAACTTTAATGATTTTGCGTCTAATAAACTTATATACAATGGCAAAAATATTATGGATTTAGTAATCAAAACAGAAGATATAGAAGACGACTTTTCTGTTTTTGCTAAAAGATTTAATATAACTAATTATAATATACCCAGAAACAGACACATGACACAAAGAGCCTTGAATTCTGATTACAGAAGTTTTTACGACGAAGAAACTAAAAACTTAATTGCAAAACGTTTTGATTGGGACATTAAAACTTTTGGATATAAATTTTAACATAACTAACCAATATAAATAATGAACAACATAAAACAAAAATTTGATGCTGATTTTTTTCAGAAAGTTTACGAAGAAGAAGATTGGTATGGGAACGCTTCGATGGGTAGGTGTCCAGCCACAAGGTTATTTCCTTTATATGAAAAAAACATAGAAGGCAAAGTTCTTGATGTGGGTTGTGGTAGAGGTGATGTAGTAAAACTACTTAGGCAAAAAGGTTTTGAGGCGGATGGCATAGATCAAATAAACTTAGACAACGGAATGATTGTTGGGTCAATACTAGAACCATTTGATGATGGAAAATATGATACCATGATCTGTATAGATGTCATAGAACATATAGAAAAAGAATATGAAGACATATTATTCGAAAATCTAAGTAAAAGCAAAACTCAAATATTTGCTATACATAATGGACCATCAATCACCAAAGGTGAAGATATACATGTAAACAAAAGAAGCTGGAGTGAATGGCAAGAAAAAATAGAAACTCTGTTTGAAATAAAAAGAAAAATAAGGATTCATGCTGAACAGTATCTTTATGTAACAGAACCAAAATAAAAAACCTAATTGAACTACATCTATTACTACATTTTATAATAAAACATGAAAAAAGAATTAACTGACAATTTAAACATTTTGAATAAAAACCTTAAAGATTCTTTAGAGAAAAAAGGGTATGAACCATGTCTTATAGGCAATCTTTTTTATAAGAACATTCAAAAAAACCCTTATTTTTACAAAGGTTCTTTGGATTCTGAAAGCATAATAAAAAGAGAAAGATTTAGTCTTGCTGCGGAACAAAGCAAAGCAATGTTTGAGATTGGTCTTAATGGTGGTCATTCTTCTTTACTAGCATTGCATTCGAATGAAGATATAATTGTCTACTCTAATGATATTGCAAAATTTTATCCACCGTGTCCTATTGCACATCCAGAAGTTTATGTCCCAGAAGCAGCCAAAACCCTTAAAGATATTTTCAAAGACAGGTTTAACTTCATAAAAGGAGATTGTTTGATAGAGGTTCCCCGTTTTGTAGAGAACAATCCAGAATTAAAATTTGATTTGTTGCATATAGACGGAGAAAAAACCACTTATAAAAGGGATTTTTTAAATTTACTTCCACTATTAAAAGATAACTGCTTGGTTATATTTGATGATTTTCAAAAGGAAAATGTTCGCTGGCAAGTCGGAGAGTTAGTAAAAGAGGGTTTTCTGCATAAAACGGAAGAGTTCCCGAGGACAATGAACCAGAGATTAACAAATGAAATTCTAATATACAAAAAGTGAAAAAAGGTTTATACATAGCTTCTGAAAGATGCGCCTCCGTTTCAATTATTGAAATGTGTCACAGATATGGGATAGATTTTCACACCCGATATACTTTAAATTTTGGAACTCCAAATGTAAGCCTGAAAATAGCGACGGAAAACAGCCCATATCTTAACTTTGGCTCTTATGGTAAAAAACTAGCTAAAGCTTCAGAACTTTTAGTTGGTAAAGAAGAATATAAATCTAGATTAGTATTTACCTCTGTAAGAAACCCGTTTTCTAGGGCTGTTTCTACATGGAAACACCACACCTGGTCAAAAAAAGAAATAGGTGCAGATTTGACCTTTCTTCAATTTTGTAAACTAATTAGTGAAGAGGATTTTATTTCCATTTTTGATTCAAAAACTAGCGAAGACATACCATATAAACATTATTTAAACACAGACCTTCATAGCGCAGTTTTAAATGAAGACGGTTTGTTAAAAAACAAATGGAGGTGGGCTAACCCTTGGTGGCATTGTTTTTCTTTTCATGATCATTTTTTTGAAAATGGCAAACCCCTCGTTGATAAATTTGTAAAAGTCGAGAACATAGAAGAGGATATGTCGGAAATATATTCTGAACTAAACATAAAACTGTTATACCAAGAAAAAACTAATGTAAATTCACGCAATCAAAGCTTAACAATAGGTAGTGGTGGTGAAGGATCTGTATTACTAAATTCAAAAACAGAACCAGATAAAAAAATGATGACAAAACATTACACAGAATTTTATTGTAAAGAATCTAAAGATATCATTTCTAAAAAATATGCAAAAGATATAGAATATTTTAATTATAAATATGGAGATTAATATATGATATCACACAAGCATAAAATAGTATTTGTACACATACCAAAAACAGGAGGGACTAGCATAGAGCACACTTTAGGTCGTGGAGATTGTGGTAATGGACATAGTAATTTAAAATTCTATAAAAAGAGATTAAAAAATTTTGAAGACTACACAACTTTTTGTGTTGTAAGAAATCCATTTGACAAAATGATTTCTGAATACTTCTTTTTTAAAAAAAGACACGCAGTTTTCAATCCCATTTTCAAAGACTGCTCGTTTGAAGAGTTTTTAGATCTGTTTTTCTCTATAAAAGACCCAAATTTTTTTAAAAACAATCATAAATACTGGTTTGATGGTCACTTCGAAACTCACAGAGCAAGTCAGTTAAGTTTCATAAAACCAGAAGAAGATTTGGATTTTTTGGTTAGGTTTGAAGATATTCAAAACGGATACAACTCTGTTTTAGATCACTTAGGCATGAAAAGGATAGAGCTCCCGCACATGAATAAAACTACACATAAACATTATAGCCAATACTACAACGAAGACACTAAAAAAATAGTTGCTGAAAAATATGCAAAAGACATAGAATATTTTGGTTATAAGTTTGGAGAATAAAAATATGATAGAAAAAAACATATTGCAAGTTTCCATAGGTCTAAATCATAAACACCCCCAGGTTCAAGAAGTTACTCAAAAAATGCTAGACATAAATAAGTCACACACTTATATCTTAATAGATTCAGAACAAAAAATGGATGATTGGGTAATTGAAAATTATTTAAATTCCACAGATAAATTTTTACATACAGCTGGTAAAATTTATTTTGAAATTCCTAAAATAGTTTTTAAAGGACAATTAGAAAACAACAGTTTGGTGAGTAAAATAGATTTTTTTAGAATTCTTTTTATATATAAAGAGGGTGGTTTTTATTTAGATATGGATGCTTATTTTCATACAGATATAAATAAGTTCACCGCTGGGACAGATATGTATTTAACTTTTTTTTCATGTAATATATGGACTTCTATTTTTTTCTGTAAGAAAAAACACCCAATACTAAAATTTGTCATTCAAAAAATAATACTAAATGCATATAACAAAATAAATGGTATAATGGCTTTATGCGGCCCGTATGCAATGTGTAATGGGGTTATTGATGGTCATAACTTTTATCAAAATAAAAATATAAAATATCCCGATGGCAAATCAATGTTGGCAGTGGATTTATTGAGAGGTAAAAGTTTTGTTGCCGATGGCTTTAAATATAGATTTTCTAAAAACATTGGTTTTGGTAGCGGTAAAGAAGCAATAGGAACTAATGAAGATTATCGAGGTCGTTTAGGATGTATTATGAAAAATCATAAAATTCTTTATGAAGGAACAGGAAAAATTCACTGGCATAAGGAAATTCAAAATTACCTTAAAAATAAAAAACCTAATTGAATTACATCTATTACTACATATTATAATAAAAGATGAAAAAAGTAATTATAACAGGAGTAACAGGTCAAGACGGAAGTCACATGGCGGACTATTTGTTGGAGAATACCGACATTGATATTATTGCTGGCGTACGTCGACTTAGCGTAAAGAATCATAAAAACATAAAACACCTAAAAAGTAATCCAAGATTCAAACTTATTGATCTCGATATAACCGACCAATCAAATGTAGATCGGGTTATTTCAGAAGAGAAGCCAGATTACTTTATTAACTTTGCGGCGAACTCTTTTGTTGGTGTTAGTTGGGATATGCCAGAGAACCATATGAATACAAATTGTATGGCGGTTCTTTATCAACTTGAGGCTATTCGTAAACACTGTCCAGAGTGCCGCTATTATAACGCAGGAAGCTCTGAAGAGTTTGGAGACGTAGTTACCACCCCACAGGACGAGATGCATCCACTGCGCCCTAGAAGCCCTTATGGAGCATCTAAAGCCGCCGCTAGACATCTAGTTAAAGTTTGGCGTGATTCTTATAATCTCTATGCAATACAGGGATGGCTATTTAATCATGAAGGAACAAGAAGGGGAGAAGAATTTCTCACCCGCAAGGTCACAAAAGCTTTAGCTAGAATAGTTAAGGAAATCAGGGACGGTAAAGAAGTTAAGCCTCTCGAAATTGGAAACCTCGACGCTAAAAGAGATTGGTCTGATGCTGAAGATTTTGTAGCTGGAATTTGGTTAATGCTTAATCAAGAAAAACCAAAAGAATATGTATTAGCTTCAGGGGAAACACATACTATTCGTGAATTTGTTGAGTCTGCATTTGGCTTTGGAGGATTTAATCCAGATGAATGTTATTGGGAAGGTGAAGGCTCAGACTCTAAATATTATCACCGCGATCAAATGCTTGTTAAAATAAATCCAAAATATTATAGACCAGCTGAAGTTAATTTGCTACTTGGTGACCCAAGCTTCGCTGAAAAAGAAATGGGTTGGGTTAGGAAAACAGACTTTTATGGTTTGGTAAAGAAAATGGTTGACAATGATATAAGTTTGCTTTAAGATAACCTCATGCCTAGAGGTAAAAAGCTTTGTCCTTCATGCAATAATTTTTTAGGTGTAAGATCGAGCTCTTGTGTTTGTGGTCATTTTTTTAAAATCAAAAAATCCGCAAAAAAGCCTAATAAACTTAAAATTCTTTCTAGGTTGGTTAACATACCTGACAAAAATAAGAGAGTCTTTTATTTGAAAGAATTTAAACTAATGAAGATTCTCGCTGAGAGATACTCTCTTGAGTTTGTTTCTGTTATAGATTTTGGCAAAAAATTTGATTCGCTAGCTTATCTAGTTAGTCCAAAACTCAAAGACACCCTAGATCAAAAATGGAGGGCTTTTAATTACAAGGTTGACAAAAGTAAATATATTGAATATAATATAGGAGAGAAGTTTGGTATGGATAAAATAATAGAGAAAAAAAACAAAAACACAAAAGATTTTTTAAATGAGTAAAACAATAAAAAAAGAAGAAGAAGAAGAAGAATCAATAAACCTTCTTGGCAAGTTCCTTAAAAGCAATAAAGAGGATCATTATAATTTTGAAGACGATACAGATTATAAAATCTCTAGTGGGTCTTTGCAGTTTGACTTGCAGCTAGGAGGTGGCTTCGGTCCAGGTTTACATAGGTTTACAGGAATGAATGAAGGGGGCAAAACATCAGAAGCTCTTGAGGTTATGAAAAACTTCCTTATTTCTAACCGCAATTCAAAAGGTGTTTACATTAAAGCCGAAGGTAGGCTTTCTCCAGAAATGAGAAAAAGGTCTGGGATTAGATTTGTTTTCAAGGCGGAAGACTGGCTTGATGGAACATGTTTTGTTTTTGAGTCTAATATTTATGAAACATGCGTTGATTTAATGAGAAAACTTATTATAGAGAATGAAGAAAAAGTTAAATATTGTTTTGCTCTTGATTCTGTTGATGGATTAATTCTTAAAAATGATGTCGATAAAGGCTTTGAAGATTCCGCAAAGATTGCTGGTGGAGCCGTCATTGCGGGAGCGTTTATGAAGAAAATGTCTATAGCATTAGCAAAACGAGGTCACATGGCTATCTTTATTTCTCAGGTTAGGGCTGACATTAAACTAGATCCATACAGCAAAGCTCCAATTAGACAAACTACAGCCACTGGAGGTAACGCCCTGTTACACTTTGCTAATTGGATCATTGAGTTTGAACCAAGGTTTAATAAAGATATTATTTTGCAAAACCCCTCTGTTAAAAAAATGGATGCTCAAACAAATCCATCTATTGGTCATTTTGCGCAAGTTACAATCAAAAAATCCCCAAACGAGAAAACCAATACCAAAGTTAGTTACCCTATTAGGTATGGAAGGAGCGGCGGAAACTCTATATGGATTGAAAAAGAAATTGTTGACCTGCTTTATGCTTGGGAGTTTGTCAAAAAAAGCGGTTCTTGGTATAATACTACGGAAGAATTTAAAGATTTACTTTCTGAAAACAAACTTGAATTCCCAGAAAAACTTCAAGGAGAAAGTAACGTTTTTAAAACAATCGAAGACAACCCAAGGCTTTCTAAATTTTTAGTATCTTATTTTAAAAATGCTATTGGCGAACTTACATGAAATTTTTAGATCCATATGGGAAACCAAGGAATTTAAAAAACGCTAAAAAATATCTTATTAATTGGGGGACTAATAGTAGAAGCAAATTCCAAAAAAATGTAAAAGACTTTTTGGTAGATTATTGGAAGAACGATATTGTTTTTGAAGAGTTTAGAATTGTTGGGACAAGACTATCTTTGGATTTTTATAATGCTAACAAAAAAATAGCAGTAGAAGTACAAGGGGGTCAACATATTAAATACGTTAAACACTTTCACAAAACAAAACTTCAATATTTAGAACAATTAAAAAGGGACCAAAAGAAACTTGACTTCTGTCAGTTTAATGGTATAAAGTTGGTAGAGATATATCCCAAAGACGTAATAACCGCATCTCTGTTTGAAGATCAAGATATATATTTATGAAAGAAAAAGAAGAAGAAGAATTAGAATTTTCAATACCAGAAAACTTTATCCAACAGCTTTATGAATTTAGTGGTAGCGCTGATAAATATAAGGGTATTATATTAGCCCTTTGTTCTGAGCGCGGAGAACCTACAATTTATTCAAAGTATGGCTCTACCATCGTTGAGATTGGATTAAAAAGCGTTTTATCTAACTTCGTCTCTAGAAAAACCGATATCATTGAAAGTAAGTAAAACATGATTTATAACTTAGAACTAGAAAAGCAGTTATTAGCAGCTTTAATTAAAGAACCAGATTTGTTTTGTGAGATAGCAAATTTTATAGATCACGATGATTTTTATTCAGAAGAATCAAACCTTCATAAGACGGTTTTTACCTTAATAAAACAAGCGATTCAAAGTGGCGAAGAGATTGACGAGGTTATTATTGCGCAAAGAATATCTTCTATAGGTTTGTCTTTTGAAGACAACTTAAATCCAGCAGATTATATAAAATCTCTTGCTTTAAGAAAAGTCCCTAAAGGAAATCTTATCAAAACCGCAAAAGAGCTTAAAAAAGTTTCAGTTAGAAGAGGCATATATAAGGCCGCTCAAGACATGGCTAGACAGATGAAAAACGTTTCGCCAGAAACTACTTATCACGAAATAATTGAAAAGGCTGATCATGTATATAACTCAAGGATTAATTTATATGAAGTGGGCGAAGATTCTCCAGTTAATATATATGATGAGATGGAAGATGTTATTGAGGAGAGGGGCAATAATCCAATAAGCGAATTTGGCATGATGGGCCCCCATCCAAAGGTAAATGAAATGTATGGTTCTATTCTAAGGCCTGGGAACATAACTGTCGTAGTCGCTAGGTCTGGAGTTGGTAAAACACAATTCTGTATGCATTACGCCACTAAAGTTAGCGCTCAATACGACGTTCCAGTTCTACATTTTGATAATGGAGAAATGAGCAAAGAGGAACTCATCATGAGACAGTGTGCTTCTATATCTGGAGTCTCTTCTCATTTATTGGAAAGTGGTGAATGGAGGCAAGCTGGTGAAGAAGTGGTTAGAAAAGTTAGAGAGACTTGGGACAAGGTAAAAAACCTTAAGTTTTACTATTATAATGTTGGGGGTATGGATGTCGACTCAATGGTTAACACATTAAAAAGGTTTTATTTTTCTAAAGTAGGAAGAGGTAATCGTATGATACTTTCGTTCGACTATATAAAAACCACTAGTGAATCTTCTGCCAATAAAAACGAATGGCAAATTGTCGGAGAGATGGTAGATAAATTTAAAAAATGCGTTCAAAAAGAAATACTTCACGACGGGTTGCCCATTATATCTATGATTACTTCTGTACAATCCAACAGGTACGGAATAACAAATAACAGGAATGCACAAAACATTGTTGACGATGAGAGTATTGTTTCTTTGTCTGACAGAATTATTCAGTTCTGTTCTCATATGTTTATTCTTAGAAACAAGACTGCCGACGAGATAGAGATTGAAGGGGGAGGTTTCGGTACACATAAATTCATCAATATTAAATCGAGGCATCTAGGTAAAGACGTTTCTGGCGCTCTTGACCCAGTTCAAATAGGTGACACGCTAAGAAAAAACTTTGTCAATCTTGAGTTCAAAAATTTCAATATTACTGAGTGCGGAGATTTAAGAGATATAGCCAGATCAATTGATGGCGGCGCTAATATAGATACATCAGAACCAGATTCGCTTCCAAACTTTAATAATGTCTGATATGTTTAAACAAGTACTTCAAGAAATTGGATACACACTTGTTGATTGCGGCGATCACTGGAGGACCAATGCCTTATACAGGGACGGAGATAATCGCACAGCAATTCAGATATATAAAAATACTGGAGTATGGACTGATTATATAAAAAGCGAAGGATACAGGCCTTTAAAAAGCCTAATAGAGCTTACTTTAAAAGGTGAACCTAACAAAATCAAATCTATACTTAAATCTTTAGATGCAAAGCCAGACGAGATATCTGAATACAAACCCAAAGCATTAATAGAAATGGAAAAAACTTACGACAACAGTATTTTGGATAAACTATTTCCAAATTATAATTTCTATTCGAAAAGAGGGATATCAGAACAAACCCAAAGAGACTTTAAGGTTGGTTTAGCTGGGGGAGGAAACATGTATAGAAGAATGGTATTTCCTATATATAATGGGCACTCTCAAATTGTTGGTTTTTCTGGAAGAAGGGTTGACGATAATGATTTTTCAAAATGGAAACACATAGGCAAAAAAAATAATTGGATTTACCCTAGTTTTTTACCAAACAAAGACAATATTGACTCTATTATTCATTTAAAAAAATCAGTCTATTTAACTGAGAGCATTGGAGATGCTATGGCTTTGTATGACCAAGGAATAAAAAACGTAGTTGTTATATTCGGCTTGTCAGCAAGCCCTGCTGTTATCTCTTATTTGTCTGGTATAAACCTAACTAAAATCATTATAGCTGGCAATAACGATACAGGCTCCAAAGAAAACAGGGGGTTAATGGGTTCTATTAAAAATTATTTAAAACTCTCTCGTTATTTTGATCTTGATGTTCTATCTATTAAACTCCCACCAAATGGTCATAATGATATAGGCGATGCTCATGAGAACTCTTGTGATCTTGTTGCTTGGTCTAAAGAAGTTACCGACCGTGAAAAACAAAGGCAATTTATTTCTGAATTTGTCGTAAAGCAAAGCCAAAAATTTTCAAAATCAGATATAAAGAAAGCGAGAACATTAAATGAGTGAACCACAAACCCCGCTATCTGCAAGTAGAATCAAAACTGCCGAGAGTTGTTCTTGGTTGTATTGGACGAAGTACAAACTTAAACTTCCAGACAGAAGTAATGATGGAGCGAGAAGAGGTTCTATTTGCCATTTGATATTTGAACTTCTAGGCGAAAAAAACAGGAGGCATTATTTTGATGAAATAATTAGAACACTTGACATCTTTAGTGTCCCATCAATCAAAAGGCTCATGTTTAAACATGCGATAAAAGAGGGTATTGATGATGAAGATAACATTAGAATGATGAAAGAGATGACTCTTAATGGTTTGATGTATGATTTTTTTGGTGACAAAGAAGGAGAACCAACCGAAGAGCATTCTGAAAAAGATTTTCATATTGTTGTAAACGACGGTGTCGTTAAATATAAAATTAGAGGTTTTATTGATAAACTATTTCTTTATAAAGATAAAAACTTTGCATTAATTAGGGATTTTAAAACCAGCAAGGAGACCTTTAAAGGTAAAGATGCAGAAGACAATATGCAGGATCTTATGTATAGCTTGGCGGTAAAGCACATGTTCCCAGAGTACGAAACAAAACAAAGCGAATTTTTGTTTCTTAAGTTTGACTTAATTCCAGATATTAAAAAAAGTGGAGTGATAAGAATGGAGCCTCTTGACGAGCATGACCTTCATGGTTTTGAACATCATCTTACAGAGATGCAACACTATCTAGACAACTTTACAGAAGGCATGGCAACAAAAAACATGGCCGCATATAAGGGCTTTCCTAGCGACGGTTCTTTTAGCTGTAAGCTTTTGTGTGGTTTTGCCAAAGAAAAAGGTCAGCTTAAAAAAGACGGGACCCCTATGTGGCACTGTGGTATGAAATTTGATTTCTTTTATTATGAGATTAAAGACTCTGAAGGTAATTTTCATAAATCTTGTTTTGATGATGAGTTTTCTGAAGATATGATCCCAGATGGAGGCTCTTATGAACTAAAACACTACGCTGGGTGTCCTGCTCATAGATAATACTAAACATTGTTCTTGACGTATCATATATTTTTGGTATCATTGTGTTGTGATGAAACCCATTTTTAAGTCTACATATTCAATAGGTAAAAGCATACTAACTATTGATAGCATTATTCAGATATGTAAGGATAAAAATTTTAAATCTTTAACTTTAGTTGAAGATAATTTAACAAGTTTTATGAAGGCTTTTCGTGCTTGTTCAAAAAACGAAATAGATTTGACTTATGGATTAAGAATAACTTTGTGTAATTCTGTTGATAGTAAAGATTCAGATCATAAGTGTGTTGTCTTTGCCTTGGATGACAAGGGCTGTAAGTTGATGAATAAGATCTATTCAAAAGCCTTTGTGGATAATGACGGCAGGATAACTTACGAAGAGCTTAGGTCTTTTTGGGATAAGGATTCTCTTTCTTTTATTGTCCCATTTTACGACAGCTTCATACATCAAAATAACCTTTTCTTAAAAAACTGTATACCAGATATGAAGGATTTAAATCCCAGGTTCTGGATAGAGAAGAACAACCTTCCATATGATAAACTTATTGAGCAAAAAGTAATAGAGTTTACTAGTGGTAATTATCCTGTAAGTTTTGTTAAGTCTATATATTATAAAAACAAAGAAGATGTAGAGGCTTTGCAAACATATAAAATACTTTGCAACAGAAGCTTTGGTAGACAAGCGACATTATCTTGCCCTAACTTAAACCACTTCTCTAGTGACGAGTTCTGTTTTGAATCTTATTTAGAGAACACCAAGTAATGAACAGCGATTTATTGAGATACAATAGAAATCAAAAGTATATAATTTTTGATACCGAGACCGAGGGTTTAAATTTAGTAAAGTCAAAGCCATGGCAAGCTGCTTGGATTGTAGCCCAAGGCAACAAAATTATTAAGAAATACGACAAACTTATATATTGGGATGATTTAAATGTGTCAAAAGATGCGGCAAGGATTACTGGGTTTAGCCAATCTCATTACGAGAAGAATGCCGAAGACCCAAAGAAAGTTTGGCAAGAATTTTCAAAGTATTTATATGATGATTCTTACAAAATTGTCGGCCAAAACCTTCTTGGCTTTGATGTATATATGATAGATGTGTGGAGGAAACTTATTGGTGAACCCTTGTTACAGGATTACATAAACAGGATTATCGATACAAAAGCTATAGCAACAGCGATAGTTAAAGAGTCACCTGTTGATAAAAAAGATTTTATATACTGGCAGTATAGGTGGTTAAACCACAGGGAAAGAGGATTAAAAACATCTCAATTAACCCTGCTTAAAAAATATGAGATTGACTTTGACCCCAAAAGGTTGCATGATGCTCTTTACGATATTGAAATGAACTTTGAGATATTTCACAAACAACTTTACGACATTGAACTATGAGATATAAAAACCCATTTCCAGTAGGCGTTAAGTTGCCAGAGATTATCGTACCAGACGACACGCTAGAATCCCTTGGTTTAAAGCACGGAAGCTCTAGCTTAGAAATCTTGAAGCAGCTTTGTAGAAAGGGCCTTAGAGATAAGCTTCTCATCGAAGCCGATAACAGAAAAGATTATTATGATCGGGTTCAGATGGAAATTAACATTTTAAACGATCTTGGTTTTGTAGACTATATACTACTTAACTGGGATATTATGGATTACTGCAAAAGAAGTGGCATCCCAACGGGTGCTGGCAGGGGAAGTGCAGCTGGCAGCTTGGTACTTTTTCTTCTTGGTGTAACAAACATTGACCCTATTAAATATGAATTATTTTTTGAGAGATTCGTCTCTAAAAGCAGAGCCAAAAAAATTGAGCATAATGGAGAAGTCTTTCTTGACGGTTCTCTACTTGCTGACATTGATAATGATATTTCTTATGATAGGAGGATTGAAGTTATTAAGTATATTGAGAATAAGTACGAAGGTAAAACATCGAAAATATTAACCCTTAACACACTAAGCTCCAAGCTCTGTATGAAAGAGTGCGGTAAGATTGTTGGTGAGTTATCCGAAATAGATGTAAATCAAATCAGTGATACCATACCAAAGCATTTTGGCAAGGTTGCCAAGCTAGATGTGGCTTACGAAGAAAGCGAAGCCTTTAGAAAGTTTGCCGACATACATAAGAAGTCTTTTAAGATTGCCCATAAATTAGAAGGGTTAATTAAAAACACAGGAGTTCACCCTTCTGGTATTTCAATTAGCTATTATAAACAAGAGGACATAATGCCCTTGCAAAAAACAAACGATGGGGGCTTAGTTTCTGGTTATGATATGGATGATGTAGCGAGCCTTAGTGTTAAGTTCGATATACTCGGTTTGAGGACGCTTTCTGTGGTCCATGACACCTGTAGCCAATTAGGTATTAAAGCCTCTGATATTGATCCTGGAGACAAAAGCATTTATGCTGCGTTATCTTGTATTCAACAACCCAAGGGTTTGTTCCAGATCGAGGCGGAAACGAACTTTAAGGTTTGCAAACAAGTGGCCCCAAGAAACTTAGAGCAACTCTCCGCTGTAGTTGCTATAGCAAGACCTGGAGCTCTAGACTTTAAGGATATGTATGCTGATTATGTTAGGACTGGCAATTTTAATTGTGTACATGAGTTCTTCGATGATATTCTTAGCTATACTGGAGGAATCCCGCTCTATCAAGAGCAGTTGATGAAGATGGCTGTTAAGGTTGGTTTTAGTTTAGATGAATCAGAACAACTTAGGAGAATAGTTGGTAAGAAGAAGGTTGAGGATATGCCAGCTTGGAAAGCTAAAATTGAAGCTAAGATTAAAGACAGAAAACTAGATCCTGTTATTGGTGAAGTTTTATGGAAGGTGGCAGAGGATTCCGCAAATTATTCTTTTAACAAATCTCATAGTATATCTTATGCATACTTGGCAGCTATTACAGTATATCTTAAATTCAACCACCCGAAAGAGTTCTTTTTGAGTTTGTTGAAAATGTCTAGGTTTGAACCTAACTCTCACGAAGAAATAGCAAAAATTTCTCAAGAACTTTCGTTTTTTGGTATCAAATTATTGCCACCAGATTTAAATCTTTCTAATTTTGATTTTAAAATTGAAGGTGAAAACATTCGATATGGATTAAATTCTATTAAGGGCGTTTCTGACAAGGTCATAGAATCCCTTATAGATTTTAGAGAGAATAGTTTTGAAAATAAATACGATATATTTATTGCTGCTAAAGACTGCGGGGTAAACATTGGTACTATGTCGGCGTTTATTCAAGCTGGACTTCTTGATTCATTTGTTTCTTCGGATCGTTGTCGTTTAGTTTTAGAGGCTCAGAGTTTCAACATACTAACAGACAGAGAAAAAAGAAACGTAATACAAATGGGAATTAAATTTGATTATGATATATTGAATACAATTCATAACTGCAGAAGTGAGAGCGCACCAGCTGATGATGGCAGAATTCTTTTTGCTGACAGAAGATTTAACACATTCAAAAAGAAATACGACCAGTATAAAAAGATTTATGAACTAAACTCTAGTCATATAAAATTTGCTAACTGGTATTTTGAAACACAATTACTTGGTTATAGCTACTCTTACAATATCAGGGAAATTTTTTCGATTGGAGACTCGGCATCATTTAGAACCTCTGAAGAAATTAGAAACTCACCAGAACGAACTAGAGTTAAGTTTGTTGGTGACGTTGTAGATGTGACTAAAAGAACAAGTAGAAACGGAAACAAGTATGCTAGGATAGAAATGCAAGACGAGCTGGGGCCTATCTGTGGTTTATTTCTTGACTCAAGCAGAGAAGAAAGATTGACAGAATACCTGAACTCTGGTAAAAAACTACCAAAGAAGGGTAACGTATCTATAATAACTGGTACTGTTGGAGATGATATTTTATTTATTGATAAAATTGAAACAATAGAAGAAAAAATCTATATGAAACTATCTGAACTAAAATGAGTGTATATAATAGCGTGATATTTAAAGACTTCAACCTTACTCCTAGAGCAAAAAAAGCTTATAAGGATGCTTATGATGCTTCAAAATCAATAGGAGACAAAAATGTAAATAATCTACATGTTCTTTATGGCTGTATAAAGAATATATTCCCTCAATTTAGTTTTGTATTGTTGAGCGAAGGCTTCGAAGTTGAGGCAAAACTTTTGTTAAATGATATAAAGAAAAAAGAGCTTTACAATAACGATAAATTTTATTCAAGTGAAAGATCTGATCCTTGGCATGAAGAAGTTTTGGAAACTATAAAAGAAGCAAACAAAATATCACATAATTTAGATCAATATTATATAGGTATTGAACATATTTTTTTGAGTTTGCTAATAACATCTCCTTATATTTTTGAAAAAATAACACAAAAACCTTTTAATATTAAAAGCTTGAAGTCTTCTGTAAAAAGTTTCATTAACGGAGATTTTGATTTTGACTTAAACAAACCAAATGATTTAGATTTTATTCAAAACTTTTTAGATGAAAACATAACTGATGAGGATAAAGATTTAAACGATATAGCTTTTGGGAAAGAAACAAATATAGATTTCATAACTAATTTAAATCAATCCTATTCAGAAGGTAAGTTGCCTAGTGTTTTTGGCAGAGACGAAGAGATTAAACTCTTGATAGAGACTCTCTCAAAAAAGAATAAAAGCAACGCTATATTAACTGGGGAATCTGGGGTTGGTAAAACCACGATAGTTGAAGCTCTGGTTGAGAAAATATGTAAAGGAGATGTGCCAGCGAATCTTTTTGGATTCGAAATTTGGAGCGTTAATGTTGGCGAAATGTTAGCTGGGACACAATATAGAGGTCAGTTAGAAGAAAAGTTAAAAAAACTTTTAAACATTGTCAAAGAAAATAAACAAATCATATTGTTTTTTGATGAAATTCATACTATATTTGGAGCTGGCACAAATCAAGAAGGAGGTTTGGATGTAGCCAATATGATGAAACCCATGCTAGCTAAGGGTGAAATAAAATGTATAGGAACTACTACATCACAAGAATTTCAAAAAATCTTTTCAAAAGACGTTGCCATGAAAAGAAGGTTTTACAACATTAAAGTAGAAGAACCAAGCATAGAAGAGACGAAAAGAATAATTTATAATTGCAAGCATAAATACGAAAAATTTCATAATGTTAAGTTTAGTAAGTCTGTTGTTGATTGTGTCGTAGATCTTTCAGATAGAATAATTAGTCATAAAAAATTTCCAGATAAAGCTTTTGACATAATAGATCAAACTGGAGCAAGAATTAAAATCAAAAATTCAAAAAAATCAACTGTCGTTGTTAAATCCCATAATGATTTTATAAAATGTTTAGCCGAAAGCAAAGATGACGTAAATGTTATAAAGTCTAAATTTAAAAACTTCATCAGCGAGCTTGATAATTTAAATTCCAGTATAAATTTAAAATCTATTAATGTGAAAAAACTTGATGTAATTGAAACTATCTCCGAGCATAGCAATATCTCTGTAGATCAAATAAAAAACAGCAATCAGGGATTCTCTTCTTTTTTCAAAAGAATGTCTCAAGAAGTTTTTGGTCAAGATAAAACACTACACGACATAAATGATCTTCTTTTTTGTGCTAAAGCTGGCTTGACAGAAGGCGACAAACCCTTAGCTAGCATGTTCTTTGTTGGTCCTACAAGTGTAGGCAAAACATACGCGGCCAAGAAAATAGCAAAACACTTTTTTGGTAATGAGAAATCCATTATACAAATAAACATGAGTGAACTTTATGACAAAACGGGGATAAGTAAGCTCATAGGCTCTAATTCTGGTTATGTTGGATATGAAGACGGAGGAATCCTTACAAAATTCGTAAAAGAAAACCCTAATTGCGTAGTTCTTTTTGATGAAATAGAAAAAGCCGACCCTCAAATTTTAAACTTATTACTTCACCTTTTAGATGAGGGTTACATAGAGGATGGTAAACATGAAAAAATAGATTTTTCTAAATCTATAGTTATATTAACTAGTAATATAGGACACAAAAAAGCATCTAAAAAAAGCATGGGTTTTGTTCAAGATATAGAGACAAAAGAAAACTCCTATAAGGACTCGGTTAAGAAAGAACTAAAACCAGAACTACTAGCCAGAATAAATGAAGTATTGGTTTTCGAAGATCTTTCTGATTCAGACATGAAAAGAATTATATTACATGAACTTAATAAAATAAAATCTACGCTTTTCATAAAGAATATTGAACTTAATTTCAAAAAATCCACAATTGATTTGATTTTTAATCAACTGAAAACAAAAAACCTACATGCCAGAGATATTAAAAAATATACAAGGGATAAAATACAGGTGCCAGTGGCTAAGATAATGATAAAAAATTCCAAAAAGTCACAAATAACGATAAAAAACATTGACAACAGTATAAATGTAAGTTAATATACAAGTATATGACAAAAGCAAAACAAAACAAAATCATGAAAGCAATACGAACAAGCAAAGGACGCTTTTTTGGCTTATATACCAAAGCTGGAGAGTCCCTCAATGCACAGTTTGTATCCGAAAGCCCTGAGTATGTTACTGTTTATGACCGCAACGCCAAATACAAACGAAAGCTTGCCAAAACAAGCCTTGCTGGTCTTAAGTTTAGTGATGTTAAGATCGGAGCTATTTCCTAAGTATTCAAAAACCCAAAATAATAATACAAAAACGGTACACTTATAGTGTGCCGTTTTTTATTTCTTGAAAAGAAATATCTATACACTATAATAACAAAATGGATGCTTCACGTTTACTAAAGAATAAAAACCAGCTTTCTACCGTTACGGAGATGGACTACGAGGATTATGAATCTTTGTATAAAATCACAGAACAAATAATAAAAAAAAGCATTGATGATTTTGTTGTTTCGAAAATGTACTTTAATGAAGAAAATGAAAATTTTGATTCTTATATAGTAGAAAATAAAAATACCAATCAAAAATTTATAATTAAACTATCTTACGATATAGGATGTGCTGAAATATTAAACGAGACTAGAATACTTAAAGAGGAAAAACCCTTATGTTGCAACTCTTATGTTGACTCTGGAGTTCATAGATCAAAAGGTGTAACATTTCTATATTTAATTTCGACAAAAGAAGACGCAGTCGATTTCCTTGAATTAGGAAGATCTGCTTTTTTAGAACATAAAGACTCTTTTATTTTTGCTATTTTAAACTTTAAAGAAATTAAATCAAAAAAAACTTTTTTAGATTATTTCAATTCGATATTAAGGCCTTCAGTTATTTATGAATACGAAGACGCTATTAATAAACTAGAAGAAAAGAGTTCAGATTTCCCAGACATACTCGATTGGACGGATAAAGAAAAAAAAACAGAAATAAAACTTTATTTTTTTATTATAATGAGAACTTTTGAAAAGTTTATGTTGGGAATTTACGATGAAGAATTCTTTAATAAGGGTGAAACGTGCCACGGACTCTTGAGTAATGAAAAAATTATTTTTAAAAACGATCTTTTTAAGTTTACCGACGTTGGTTTTGCTTTTTCTGGCAATTCAATGTTTGACATTTGTTGGGTTTGTTTACAGGGAGGTTTCAAAAAATCCAGTTTTGATGATCTTATAAAAAATTATGCCATAGCCACGGAGGTTGAAGAAGAACAGCTACATAAAGATTTTTATAAAATGATGGATATTGTTTTACCTTTATTTTTTGCTAGGCTTTTATATACTTCTTTTGTTGAAGAGATTTTATATCAAAATAAAAGGATTCAAGAAATTTATAGATATTTTTTTTCAGCATTGAACGCTTTTAAGTGGGTTGATTATTCTATAATAACAAAAAAATATATAAAAGTTCTAACGGATAGGCTTTTAAAACCAATGATTGATGCTCAAGTAGATCTAGATATTAGCGTGGCAGATGAAACCAATACTGAACAATCTTTTGCCCCAATAGAAGTTGATCCAGTTAGTAATGTAAATTTAAAAAAAATTAATAAAGAAGATTCAACAGACCTTCTTCTTTCTTGGAAGACCTCTCCAGAAGCTACTGGTTATGCTGTATATCTTATATCACCAGACGGTTCTTTTTACAAAGAGCTTACATATAAAAACTCTTGTGTGTGGGAGGATGTTAAGGGGATCGGTGCATATGGCGCAGGGGTAAAATGCTTAACTAATGCTCGATTTAAAGACTCAGAATATTCAAGAGCGGAGGTGTATGTAGATTTCCTTGATGATTACTTTTTAAAAATAAAAAATAGGGATTCATACTATAAAGGTTAACCGCTTTTAAAGTCACATTACCAATAGAATTAAACAAGGAATAACCTATAATAACCTAAAGATGATACAATTATATAAACCTAATTCAAAAAACACTGGAAATGCTTTTGGTTTTCGTTTGGGTGTGCAAGGAAAAAGCGAGGAACCTTGCCTCTACATGACTGCAATTCAGCAACATTCCTGGAATCAAAAAACAAGAAGCGGTTCTTTTTCTGGTAACTCAAAAAATCCAGAGAAATCCTTATCAGTTAAATTTAATGAGTCTGAGCTTGGTGGTTTTATTTATGCCATAGAAAACTATGATAAATATAACGTTTTCCATAGTTTTGAAGACAATAAAACTTCTATATCCCTAAGCACATATACAAAAAAAGACGGGACCAAAGCATTTTCTTTTTCCTTAACAAGAAACTCCGCTAATAAATTTGGTATAGGCTTGGAAATGTCTGAAGCTTATCTGCTTGCGCAGTATTTTAAATTTGTTCTAAATAAAATATTCACTTATAGAACTAATTTTATTTCAAAATGAGAAAAAAAACAATTCTAATACACTCAAACTTTTGCAAAGCCTTTACTGGTTTTGGTAAAAACAAAAAAAACATATTAAAGTACCTTTACAATACTGGTAAATATAATGTCGTTGAGGCCGCAAACATGAAAGTTGCGGGAGATGAAAGCCTAAACGAATTGCCCTGGAAGTGTTATGGCACTGTTCCTAAAAACTATTCCTCGTTATCAGGAGAAGATAAAAAAAAAGCTGGATATGGTTATTTTGAAATAGATAAAATAATAGATAAGGTTAGACCAGATGTCTATATAGGCGTAGAGGATATCTGGGCATTCACAGACTTTCATAGGAAAGCCTGGTGGAACAAGGTTAACTCTGTTGTTTGGACAACCCTAGACAGTTTACCTATCTTACCACAAGCAATACAGTTGGCCCCTAAAATTAAAAATTATTTTGTATGGTCTAGCTTTGCTGAAAAATACTTTAAAAAAATAGGTTACAATCATATAAAAACTCTGAGAGGCTCTCTTGATGTCGATGTTTTTTTTAAGTTAGAAGATGACAAAAGAGAAAAATTAAGAGAATTTCACGGAATAAATAAAAATGACTTTATTATTGGTTTTGTTTTCAGGAATCAGTTAAGGAAATCTGTTCCAAATCTACTTGACGGATTCAAAATATTTAAAAAAGATAATCCAAACTCTAAGCTTTTATTGCATACTCATTGGGGCGAGGGTTGGGATATAAATAGATTGCTTGAAGAAAAGAATATAAAATCAAACGATATTATTACTACATATTTCTGTTCTTCCTGTAACTCTTATCATGTCCGCTCTTTTTCTGGAGAAAATCAAAAATGCAGAAATTGTGGAGAGCAAACCTTAAGCACAACCAACATTTCTAATGGCGTAGACGAGGAACAGTTGAATGAAGTTTACAACCTTATGGATGTTTATTGTCACCCGTTTACAAGCGGAGGCCAAGAAATACCAATCCAAGAGGCGAAACTAACAGAACTTATAACTCTTGTGACTAATTATTCCTGTGGAGAAGATAGTTGCTCTAGCGATAGCGGTGGTATAGCATTAGATTGGAATGAATACAGAGAACCTGGGACCCAATTTATAAAAGCTTCTACAGATCCAACTAGTATAGCTAAAGAATTACAGTTTGTTTTCAACATGACTAAAGAAGAAAGAGTCGCGCTAGGAAAAAAATCAAGGGATTGGGTTATTTCTAATTTTTCCACTGACGTAATAGGTGGCAAGCTAGAGGAGCTTATAGATTCAATGCCGTATCTTGATGAAAATTGTGATATAAAAAATGTTCATTATGACGATTTATACAAAATGCCAGAGAACCTTAGCGATTCTGATTTTATAATTAATATATATAAAAACATTCTAAATGAGGATGTAGATCATAATACTGATGGCTATAAACATTGGTTGTTTGAATTAGAAAACAAAAAAACCGATCAGTATAAATTATACCATCATTTTATAAGTGTGGCAAAAAAAGAAAATCTTAAAAAGCCAATATCTTTTGACGATTTACTTTCTGATGAAGGTAAGAAAAAAAGAGTCGCTGTTATAGTCCCTCAATCTGGTACTGATTTATTATTTGTTAATTCTTTAATGAAAAATTTGCAAAGAAAACACAAGGGGTGCAATATATATGTATTTACAAAACCAGAATTCTTTGAATATATAGAAGACAACCCTTATTTATATAAGTGCCTTCCTTATTCTGAACATTTAGACAACCCAATTTCTATGGAGGGTTTCGGCGATCACGAAGGTTTTTTTGAAGCTGCCTATTATCCAGCCACAACGACTCAGAAAATTCCATGCAACATTCATAACGGAAAATAACAAAATGTCACACATATTAAAAGAATATTCTAAAAACCTTGAGGTATCTCCTTCTAGACCTATAGTTAACAAACACTATTACCCAGTTGTGCCAGAAAATTACATTGTAATTTACAATGAAAGAGATATAGACTCCAAGTGTTATCTATATTATTCTCTTGTTTTAGATTTAATAAAAACAACTCTTGATTCTATTGGATTGAAGGTTGTATCTATAGGTTCTAGTAAAAATTTCAGCAATAGGTGCGATTATGAATACAGCGATTTAAGTTTTAGAAAAAACGCTTATATTGTATCTAAAGCAAAGTTATTAATATCTATTGATAACGCAATTTCTCAATACGCAAGCGATCAAAATGTTCCTATAGTTAGTTTGTATGGTAACGTTTACCCATCAATAACAACTCCTTATTGGTCTAAGAAAAATAAAAAGATTGATATCGAACCAGAATGGGATAAAAGGCCTAGCCTGGCACTTGTAGATCCCAAAGATCACATTAACAAAATAAAAGCAGAGAGTATAGCTAAGGCGTGTCTAGATCTTCTTAAAATAAAAAACTATAATATTAACTTCGAAACAAAAATAATAAACAAAAACAAAAAAGTTTCAATAGATGTCATACCTTCTGACTATGTAAATATGGACATATTCAAGGATCAAGTATTGAACTTAAGGTTGGATAGAGGCTTGGCAAACGAGCTTGCAATATTTCAATACTGCTCTAATCATAAATGCGACATAACAATTAAGGATTCCTTAATCAACCCGAAACTAATAAGTAAAGTATCTAAGAATATTAAATCAATCAACATTATAACTACGAGCGAATCTATAAACATACCTAAAGATTATCTTAGAGTTTTGAAGAAATTAAATATAAATATTAATATACTGGTTGAGAATAAAGAATTTCTTGATAAAATAAGATTTAAATTTTTTGATCAAAATGTAATTTATCATAAACCACCAAAGAAAAAGCCCGAAAATCTATCAGTTAACTGTAAATTTTTATCATTCAAAAATGTGGTTGATGGAGGAAGGGTTTATAAATCAACATATCATTGGAAAAATAATATTGACAATTGTGATAAAATAGCGGATAATAGCGATTACTGGGAAGAACTAGATCACTTTTATATTTATGAGCAAAACTAAAAAAACAACCGCCAAAAAATCCTCAAAGAAAATTGCTGTCAAAAAAACAGCAGAGACAAAACCCTTTTATGGCCCAGACGTTTACAAAAGAAACGAGCACGGACTATTAGAGAATACAGAATACCATTTCAACGAAGACGGGTCTGTTGATTGGAGGGCTATGATTAAGTCAGAGTTCCTTTATCCCAACAAAGGCTGGTTTGAAATGCGCAATAAAGAAGTGCCACGTTCTATTGAGGGTCTTAAAGACAATCAATTACTTGTCATGCTTGGTGGTATTAAAGATTTGCTTCGCTTGAGGGGTTATAAACATCTTAGCTTTGAAGTGGAAAATGTCAGTGACGGTTATGTTACAGCTAATTGTAATATTTCCTTTATTGGCAATTACGAAAACGAAATGTCTGATATTATTTATCAAGATTGTGCTAACGCCACAATAGAAAATACCAATTCGTTCTGCGATAAGTTTCTCGAGACGATTGCTTGCAATAGAGCTTTGGTTCGTTGCGTCCGAAACTTTCTTAATATTCACATCGTTGGTGCAGATGAAATTGATAAGTCTGATCCTGCTCCTACTGGCAACAGCACACAAACCGCAGCCTCTACTCCTATAACTCCATCTGGTTTACTTGAAAAAACCTTAGCGGCGAAGCACGATGTAACTAGCTTCGATGGGTTTAAGGTTTTACTGAGGACGCTCTGGACAGACAAAAAATATATAAATGAAGATGTAAAAGATTGGGTTTCTTTTGACAGCATTCCAGCTAAAGAGGCCAGAAAACTCATTGGAATAATATCAAAATGATAAAAAGAATTTTAAAAGAGGAGGACTTCAAAGAAGCGATCAACGATTTGACTATCAAATTCTCTAAAGAACTCGGAGATTACCACAACTTTTTAAGTCACGATACTGAAAAAATGACAAAAAGATTCTGCAATGAATCTTTATTAAACCACCAATTCTTTGTCTGGGCAAACAAAGAAGATGGGGTGTATGATTCTTGTATAGCCTTTATCTTGGAGGACAGCAAATTTAACAAAAAAGTTTTTGTCGAATATTTATGGATTTCTAAAAATCCAAAAGCTGGATTTAAATTATTTCGTACTGCATCTAATTTTGCAAGGGATATTGGAGTAAAATATATTGCTATGTCAAATACGGAAAAAGGAAAACAAAAAAAGAAACTAGAGTCATTTTATGAAAAAATGGGGTTTTTAAAAGATAGTACTATATATATATCACAACTATGAACAACAAAATATCTAAAAAGATAAGAGAGATAATAAATCCACAAGACGCTACAACCAGAAAAGTTTACAGGAGAGCTAAGAAACAATATATTAAGACTCCCAAGAAATTGAGAGCTGCTTTTATTTGTAGTTTAGAGGATATATTTAGGGCAGACAAAGACTAACTCGGCTACAAATTTTATTCCGCTTTTTCTTTAGCTTCTTTTATCAACAGCTTGTTTAGCGACCCGTCGTTGCAACCGTGTACTATAACGGCGTTTTCAAAATCTATTGGATGGTCGAAGCGATAATCTTTAAAACCATTTTTGTCTTCTCCAATCACAATTTTTTTATTATTGTTTTTAATTGATTCCTTTCTTTTGTAATTTTGAGTTCTAAAGCAAAACTGGATTAATTTAGTTTCATGTGATAAAGGAGTAAACTCCCATTGACACAACACATCCCAAGCGGTATTAATACCAGATACGTACTTCCAAATTTTTGAATATTTATCTACAGAAGGCGGATAAACTGCGGCCCCAACAAGATGTTTGCATAGCTTTATTAATTTTCCGTCTCCAGTAAGTGTTGTTGTGTCTCCTAAATTGCCCATAAACGGCTTTTCACAATTTTTATATTCTTTGTAAAGTTTATCCGCCCATCCGCTCTTCAATGGAGTCATGTCCAACTCCATCCATAACCAAGGCTTTCTGTTTTTTATTGCTTTCAAATATACAACTGTTTGTTCCCAATAAAAATTTGGACCTGATGGCCAACCTCTAGGACCATCTCCGCTAAATTCTTTCATTGCGGATTTTTGAAACTTGTTATTTTTTATTGCGATTTGATAGTAAACGTTTTCTGCCCAGTCTTTATCTGATGGCCTGTAAACCACCAGTAGCTCATGTTTTTCATAAGGGCCTTTCATGTTAAAAATTTCCGCAAAGGAGTTTATTAAAACTTCGTCTGTTCTTGATACTGGTACTACTATAAGCATAATTATTCTGATTTTGTTGGTTGGCTTGAATAACCCAATGGATCGAGGTAAGTTAAATAACTATCTTCTTTTTCTTTACCGTCCCCGTTAAGTTTATTTAATTTAAATTCCACATTTGTGTTTTCTTTTTCTGTTTTATTTTCTTCAGTTTGATGTTGTTTTTCTAATAATTCTACTTCATAACCCAGTTGTTGAATACTTTCAATCGATTGGTTTTCAGAAAGGGATAAGGGAGAAGCACCAAATGAGCCCCCCACCGTATTGGAATAAATTGGACCGCAAGTATAAGGAGTTGGAACATCAGGGCAAGGCTCGTCTCCAGGCCCATCTCCATAATTTATTATATCCTCCACATAATCAAATCTGCTTGGGTCATATTTTTGTGCAACTATAGAAAAATCGCTTTTATCGTTTTCTTTTATACTTAAAATTTTGTAAACCGATGAAAGCTCTGTTTTTTTTCTAAATCTATATGCAGTTCCAGCCTGTACAAAACCAATCAAGTTGTAATTTGGGTCTGATGGCTTTATCCAAACATAACATCCAAATTCATCGTCTTCAGAAAAAGATTCTATTTCCATTTCTACAGTTTGATTAAGGCTCCCAAGCTCAAAATTAAGTTGGTTTTGATCTCCTACTGTAGTGTCATTTGGCACGTAAACAGTTATAACATTAGAGTATTCGTTTTCATTATAAGGGTTATTTAATCTCAAATAACCATTGGCAGAATCGACCTCCATTATCCTGCCGTAATTATTTGTGTGTGTTTTCAGTTCATCTTCAATTTCTATGTAGTCTCCAGGTTTACAAAGCATCGCTTCATAACCACAGTCAAATATAACAGCTTGGTTTTCTATAATGGTTTGATATATTAGATTTAAACCGACTCTTCTAGCTTGCCCCGCCGAAGTGCAGCCTATAGCGTTTACTGTTCTTGACACAGGCCCTCTTTTACCTATATCTTCGTTGTTTTGAACATATTCTGATTTTGTTCTGTAATCATCATTCTTGTCTATGTAAACTACTTCAACAGAATTATATTGTTCGTCTTTTTTATAGTTTGAATATGAAAAAATACCATCTTTTACATTATGATTGTTGAAAAAAGCTATTGACGGTCTAGGTCTATCATCACTAAATTCGATTTTATCGTTTTGATAATATATCGCACCTCTAAATATAGCAACAATAGCATTTATTGCGTCAAATATTGCTGTTTGAGCAGAAAACATTATATTTGCGGCAAACCTAGGTTCTCTGCCAAACTTATAATCGGAAACCCCTATATAATTTCCTGCTTCATCTACACCATCACACCACCTTGCTATTTTATAAAGATCCCATTTATTGATGTTTTCTTCTTTTATATAGTTTCCCAATCCGTATCTAGGGTTAGACAGCATATCATATAAAACCCAAGCTGGATTATCTGTCCAACCAATTTTAAACGTTCCGTCCCAGTTACCTTGGTAAACTCCCGCGCAAGGGTTTCCGTCCCAAGATGATATATACCTCTTATCTACACCATCTCCATTTAATGGGTAATAATTATTGGGTATTTTTATTTTTTTTAATTTGCAATCAAATGTTCTTTTGGGTATTTGGCTAAATACTCTTGAGTCTAGTTTGGTTCCCACTAAAACCGAATAAGGATAAGTAAATTGTGACTCTTGAACCTCTGTTATTTTAGCCAGCAGAATGTCACATAATATCAAAGAAGAATTTGTTTCTGCTGTCATTTTTTCTACTTCTACAAACCTCCTTTCAATAGTCTTTTCATCAAAAGTAACATCTAAATCCGAAGCGTTTTCTGGATTTGCTACTGGAGGCAGATAGAATATATCACTCAGATTAGCGCTTGTGAAATTAAGAGAATTCGATTTACCTTCAGTATCGTCTGGGTTTCCAATGTCTAAAAGAGCTGGAGAACTCACTAGAGCCCGAATATTAAATTCTCTATAGCCACATTGTCTTTTATTTCCAAACCTATCTTCCTGTCCCCACTTAACATTAAATTTTAAAATATGTGGATATTGATCTCCAGCTTGCTGTTGGTATTCTGGGTATGATCCTTGTGATTCCTGAAGAAGGTCCGAGAGTGTATTTATTTGCAAGGTTATAAAAAATTGGTTTACGTTTGGATTTATTACATAATGAGTTAATGTATTGGCTTTTTCTCTAAACTTAGAAGCGTTAGACCAATTAGAGTAACTAAGTGGGCCCCTAAACCCCTCGCTAGTTCCGAATCCCTGTATGTTCCTAATATCGTCACTGCCATCTTCTCTACAAGTTTCGGAATTTCCTCCTGGAGTAAGACGCTGCTTAAGATATCCAGGATTATAAGGTCCGTATAGCTTATAATTATAATTATAATC